CTCTGCTGTGGCAACTGCCCAACAGATCACCAAGACTGAGACATATCGTGATCCCGACAGCTTCGCTGACATCGTGCGTGGTATGCACCTCTATGGTCGTAAGATTTTGCGTCCTGAGGCACTTGTCACTGCTAAATACAACGCTGCTTAAGGAGAAACACTAAATGGCAACTATTACTACTCTCTCTAATGCTGTAGGCGCAGGTACTCACCCTAGCCGTGCTCTTCGCAACATCCCTTATGTTGTTGAAAACACTATCAACTTTGCTACCGCCACCACTGCTAAAGGTTCTGCCTTGGCAATCAATGACGTTATCGAAGCTCTCCAGATTCCCGCACAATCTATTGTGTTGGCTGCTGGCTTTGAAGTGTTGTCAGCTATCACTGGCGATATTACAATGAGCTTGGGCGTGACTGGTGTTACCGCTGCTGCTTACGTTTCAGCACAAGCATTGACTGGCTCTACTGCTGTGGGCACTTATGCTACTCCTGCAACTGCTGGTTACCCAATCGTGTCACAATCTGCTGACACCTTGGACTTGCTGATCGCTGCTTCAACCACAGCTATCTCTGCTGGTTCAGTTCGTGTTTTTGCTGTCCTCGTTGACGCACAAGACCGTGTTGGCCCCGCTTCTGTGGACCGTGAGCAACTGGCCTAAAGCTAGTTGATCTAGAGGGGACTCCAAAAGAGTCCTCTCTTTTTCCTTTTCCTGTTATGGCAACATACCTTTCTTTAACGAATGAATTGCTACGCAGACTTAATGAAGTCCAGATGGACTCCACTGAGTTTGATAATGCGAGAAATATCCAAAGTCTTGCTAAAGACGCAATCAATTCATCCATTAGAGAATTGATGCACTCTGCACAAGAATGGCCTTTTGTGTCTGAGTCTTATTCACAGACACTTACAGCCGGACAAAGACTGTATACTTTTCCAACAAACATGTCCAGTGTAGACTGGGATAGTTTCTATTTAAATAGACTTGAAGCTCAGGGTAATGTCCCTAAGAAACTTCCCTACATTACCTACACTGCTTATATCGAAACACAAAAACCTAAAGAAGATCAGACAGGTACTGCTGGTCAGGGTTCTGGTTTGTTTGTATATGACACACCAGACAATACATCTTTTGGCGTTACACCAATTGCTAATGCTGCTTATATTGTTGATTACAATTATTGGTATTTCCCTGATGACTTGATTAATGGTTCAGATGTATGTGTTGTTCCTGATCGATTCAGAAATGTTCTGATTGATGGTGCAATGATGTACATGATGATCTTTAGATCCAATGAACAAGGTGCTGCTTTGCACAGAGATAACTTTGAAAAAGGTATCAAGACAATGCGTAGATTGTTGATTGGTGAAACCAACCTTATGAGATCTTCAATGATCACTCAGACACCTTCTACTGCTAGGGTGTTCTGATGGCAGATCGGATTAATGGGTTTAAAGTTTCTTGCCTTGGTGGTCTTAACACCAATGGAGACGTATTGTCTCAAGGTGAACTTACTCCCGGATCTGCTGTACAACTTGTAAACTATGAGCCATCTATTACTGGTGGCTATAGAAGGATTAGTGGATATACTAATACTTATGGCACTGTAACAGGAACAGGTAATGTTCTTGGTGTAATGGTAGCTGAAACTTTGAATGATGGTATTTTTGCATGTAGAAAACCATCAGCAGGAACAAACTATTTTTATAAGTGGGTTAGTGGCACTTCTTCTTGGACTGCCATTACTACACCCGGCACAGTCACAATGACTGGTGTTAAGAAGGTTAGGTTTTCTAAATATAACTGGAGTACTACAAAGATAGTTTTGACTGATGGTATTAATCCTGCTGCTATCTATGATGGCACATCATACACTCAGATTACGCATGCTAATGCACCCAACAGTCCAAAGTATTCTGCACCATTTAAGAATCATTTGTTCTTAGCTGGTGATCCTACAGATCCATACAATTTATATTTCTCTTCACCACTAGCTGAGACAGATTTTAATCCAGCTAATGGTGCTGGTATTATTAATGTTGGCTTTGATATTATTCAGATTAAACAATTCCGTGATACTTTATATATCTTTGGTAAGAGTGCAATTAAAAGTTTAACTGGCACTAACGTAGCTGACTTTGTGTTGTCAGAGGTTACAACTAATCTAGGTTGTTTGGTTCCAGATAGTGTTGTTGAATTTGGTGGTAATCTTTTATTCTTAGGTCCAGATGGATTTAGACCTATCTCCGGTACTAATAGAATCGGTGACGTTGAAATTGAAACAATTTCTAGACAGATTCAGTTTACTGTTAGTGCTTTATTAAATGATATTGTTGCAGAATCAATTGATCCTGAAACATTAAGCACAGTTATTCTAAGAAAGAAATCACAATTTAGATTGTTATCTCCAGTGGAGGGAACAACAGGATTGTTAGGTGGACTTAGACAAGCAGACAATGGTGGACTAGCTTTTGAGTTTAGTTCCTTGTTTAATTTCTATGCTACCTGTGCTGCTAGTGGTTATATCGGAGTAGATGAGATAGTTCTTCATGGTGATTCTACTGGTAAGGTTCATAAACAAGAAGTAGGAACTTCTTTTAATGGTGCTGAAATATTAAGTATTTATCAAACACCTTACTTTTATTTCCAAGATCCTACCATTAGAAAGAATTTTTATAATATAACTACCTTCTTAAAAGGCGAAGGAGCTGCTTCAATTGTCTTGGGTATTACCTATGACTTTGAAGATAGTGTGGGTGTGTTTAACCCTCGAAATAATCTTATTAGTACTGCGGCTGCTGCTGCCTATTACAACTTATCTTTGTATGACTCAGCAGCTATTTATGATGGTAATCCATCACCAGTGGCTAAAACAAATGTTGAAGGTTCAGGCTTTTCAATTTCGTTTAGATATGTGACAAATGATACCAATGCCAGTCATACGATTCAAGGAATGGTCTTGAATTATTCTATGAATGACAGGCGATAAGGAGAATACACCTTGAGTGGATATGTAAGACAATCATCAGCGGATATTTTGCCAACGGCAGTTATTCGTGCTACGCCTGTTAATAATGAGTTTAATGCTCTTCGTGATGCTTTTGCTCAATCAGGTGGTCACAAGCACGATGGTACAGCAGCGGAGGGTGATTATATTCCTCTGGTTGCTGATTCAACAGCTAAAAATAAGGTTGTTGTAGATGGTACAAACAATAGAGTCGGTGTGTTTGTTAATGTTAGCGGTACATCTACTGAGCAAATTAGAGTACAGAACGGTGCAATACTTCCTGTCACAACTAACACTGTAGATTTTGGTAACAGTTCTTACAAGTTCAAAGACTTCTATCTTGCTGGTACTGCTACTCTTCCAGTAGCTAACATTGGTGCAGGTACTATCACTGCCACTGACTTAACTGTTACTGGTACTATTGATGTTACTAATACAACTATCAATAACGTATCTACTCCTACATTAAGTAGTCATGCTGCTACTAAAGGTTATGTAGATACAGCCATTTCTGATTTGATTAATGGTGCTCCATCTACCATTGATACTCTTAATGAAATTGCCACTGCTCTAGGCAATGATCCAAACTTCGCTACCACAATTACCAACTCCTTAGCAGGTAAACTTGCATTGGCTGGTGGAACAATGTCTGGTGACATTGCAATGGGTGGAAATAAAGTCACTGGCTTGGGAACACCTACTACAGGTTCTGATGCTACAAATAAGACATACATTGATACTTTGTATGGAAGCACTGCCGCTGCCGCTGCTAGTGCTGCAGCCGCTGCTGTTAGTGAAACTAATGCTGCTGCTAGTTATGATGCTTTTGATGATAGATATTTAGGCAGTAAGTCAACTGCTCCTTCAATTGATAATGATGGAAATGCATTATTGACTGGTGCTTTATACTGGAACACATCAAGTAATACTTTGTATGTTTGGACTGGTTCAGCATGGACTCAGGCATCGTTTACTGCTGGTGGATTTTTAGTTAATGCTAATAATCTTTCTGATGTTTCAAATCCATCTTATGGATTAACAAACCTTACTGGGTACACATCTACAGCAACTGCTGCTGGAACAACTACTCTTACTAATACAAGTACGTTTTACCAATTGTTTACTGGTACAACTACACAGACTGTAAAACTTCCAGTTACTAGTACTCTGCGTACAGGCTGGTCTTTCCATATCTGTAATAACAGTACAGGTACATTGTCTGTAGTTTCTTCTGGCTCTAATGCAGTAATTACTGTTCCAGCTCAGGTGACTGCAATGGTTACTTGTATTGGCACAACATTAACAACTGCTGCTGATTGGGAAGCTGGTTTAACAGACTTCAGTACATCTACTGGTACAGGTTCTGTTGTTCTAGGTACTGCACCTACACTTGCCACACCAAACATTACTAGTGGTTTGACATTGACTGGTGCAGCAGGTACAGCAGGTCAAGCACTCTTATCACAAGGTTCTGGTTCTGCTCCAGTATGGGGAACTGCTGGTGTATCAGCAGGTAAGGCAATTGCTTTCGCTATGGTTATGGGCTTCTAAGGAAAATTTATGGCAAATCCAAATATCACCAACGTAACAGCCATTTATGGCAATACAACTTATTTAACTCCATCAGGTACAACTGCTGTAGTTTTATTACCTAATGCTGCTTCTAGCGGTAAGGTCTATAAAATTAATCAGATTGTTGCTGCTAATGTTAATGGCTCTGCTGCTGTTAATGCTACTATTTCTATTTATACAAACGGTGCTGTAGCTGCAGGTTCCGCACCTTCTGGTGGTACTGCATACCCAATTATTTCTACAGTATCTGTTCCTGCTAATGCTTCATTGATTGCTGTTGATAAAACAACTGCAATTTATTTACAAGAAGGCACATCAATTACAGTGACATCTGGAACTTCCAGCGGTATCACTTACAGCATTAGCTACGAAGATATCAGTTAAGGAGTAACGCTATGTCAATGCGTTACCAAGGCGGCTTCATCACTGCTACATATAATGGGCAGAAAGCACCTAATCCACCAACTATTGGCACAGCTACGGCAAGTTATGCCTCTGCCTCTGTAGCTTTTACAGCTCCAGTATGTGTAGGTGGAAGTGCTATCACTTCTTATACAGTTAGGTCTAGTCCTAGTTGTATTATTGGAACTGGATCTTCATCTCCAGTTACAGTAAGTGGTTTAACAAATGGCACTGCTTACACGTTTCAGGTTGCTGCAAATAATTCTTATGGCAACAGTGCTAATAGTGCATCAAGTAATTCAGTAACTCCTGCCATATTGCTTGATCTATTGGTTGTAGCTGGAGGTGGTGGTGGAGTTGGAGCCTCTTCCGGTAATGCTAATGGCGGTGGTGGCGGTGGTGCTGGTGGTGTTGTTTATAAGACAGCATATGCAGCTACTGCTTCAGTTTCTTATACAGTAACTGTGGGAGCTGGAGGTACAGCAGTAACTCAAGGATGCGGATCCGTCCCCGGAAATAGTGGCAATGACAGTGTCTTTGGATCTAGTGTTATTGTGGCTAAAGGCGGTGGAGGTGGAGGCTTCTATTCTGTTGGTGTCAATGGTGGTTCTGGTGGTGGTTCTGGTAATAACAACGGAACAAACTACGCTGGTGGAACATCTACACAAGCAGGATCAGGCGTATCTGCTGGTGGAACTTCTTATGGAAATGCTGGTGGTGATACGTCAGGAGGCACTCCATTCCAAGGATCTGCTGGCGGTGGTGGTGCTGGTGGAGTAGGTACTACAGTATCTGGGACATCTGCTGGCGGAAATGGTGGTATAGGTATCGCCAATTCTATTACTGGTACTAGTGTTTACTATGCTGGTGGTGGTGGCGGTGGTTCTGTTTACAACAGCAGTACTGCCGTTGGGGGTACTGGAGGTAACGGTGGTGGCGGTAATGGTGCAGGTAATGGACTTGCTGGTACTTCTGGAACTGCTAATACAGGAGGCGGAGCTGGAGGTGGTAAGAATACTACTGCTGCTGGAAGCGGAGGTTCTGGTGTAGTTATTATTAGAACACTAGCTACCGCTTCTGCTACAACTGGTTCACCAACAGTAACTACTGATGGTAGTTATAACATCTATAAATATACCTCTTCTGGTACAATAACTTTCTGAGAAAACAATGCCTAATATAACTGGGATTTGGTCAAGAACGCAACAAATGCAAGCCATTGCTGCTGGTACTTGGGTTGTACTTCCTCCACCAGCCGTTGAAGTATTGGTTGTAGCTGGCGGTGGTGGTGGAAATACATTTATTGCTGGCGGTGGTGGCGGTGGTGGTCTTTCGTACCAAACATGTCATTCGGTTACTGCAAGTACTTCATATACAGTAACCGTTGGAGCAGGTGGATCAGGCAGCACTGGAACAGCAGGAAGTAATAGCGTGTTCGACACCATAACGTCTAATGGTGGGGGTAAAGGCGGTACTTCAGGGGGTGGTGGCTCTGGTGGCTCTGGTGGTGGTGGACACTATCCCTCGGGTAGTCGTACCGCAGGTTCTGCTACACAAGGAAATACTGGTGGAGCAACAGGCTATGGATTTGCTGGAGGTGCTGGAACTTCACAATCTGGAGCGTATGCTTCAGGTGGCGGAGGAGGCGCAGGTGGAATAGGTTCTGATGGTGTTACAACTTCTTGTAATGGTACTGGTGGTAATGGGGGTATTGGTCGCCAATATAATATCTCAGGTACTAATTTATATTACTCTGGTGGCGGAGGCGGTGCTGGTGGTTCAGATAGTGCTAGAAGCTGTAATGGTGGAAATGGCGGAGCTGGTGGTGGCGGTGGTGGTGGACTATATTTAAATAGTTCTGGATCACACGTTGCTGGTACTGGTGGTTCAAACGGAGGAGCAAATGGTAATTCATCAACTGGTGGTGGTGGAGCTGGTGGCACAAACTCTGGTGGCGGAGGTGGCGGAGGCGGAACAGGTTCTGGTGCTGGTGTAGGTGGTAATGGTGGTTCCGGTATTGTGATTATTCGTTATCCCACAATTTATGGAGCTGCTACATCTACAACAGGTTCACCAACAGTAACATCGTCAGGCGGTTATCGTATTTATACTTATACCGCTTCTGGAACAATTACATTTTAATAACTAATATGACACATTTTGCAAAAGTAGAAAACGGTATTGTTACACAGGTTATCGTGGCTGATCAGGATGTCATTGATTCTGGTGCATTCGGTACAGGTTGGTTACAGACATCATACAATACTCATGGTGGTCAACATCCTGAAGGAAGAGCACTTCGTAAAAATTATGCTGGAGTAGGTTATACATATGATGCTCAACGTGATGCATTTATTCCACCTAAACCACATCCAAGTTGGTTATTGAATGAAGATACATGTCTTTGGGAAGCTCCAGTTCCTTACCCAGAAGATAACAAAATATATATTTGGGACGAACCTACACTGTCTTGGATTAGTCTTTAATTCTTGAGGTAGTCATGAAGTTATATATAGAAATTGAAAACGGACAACCAAAGAATCATCCTGCTTTGGAAGAAAATTTAATAGATGTGTTCAAGACTATTCCTGAACACTGGGTTCCCTTTGAACGTATCACCAAACCAGTATTAAATGTTTATGAAGTTTGGGTTACTACAGAACCTACCTATGAATTAGTTGATGGTGTTTATAAAGATGTGTGGCATACACGCAGTATGACTGATGAAGAAATTACAATAAAACAAAACAAACTTAAAGCAGACTGGGAAGAAAACGGATTTCCTTCTTGGACATTCAACCCAACAACATGTTCTTTTGTTCCCCCTACACCTTATCCAAACGATGGTAAAGTATATCGTTGGGATGAATCTATTACTTCATGGACAGAAATAACGTAACCTTAAAGGCTAACCTAATGTCAAAAACATCAAGCAAAAAATCAAAACAAAAGGTATGCAAAGCAGCCGAACAGGTAGCAGAAGTCATACAGAATACACAGCTTCAAGTTGCATATCATTTTCCTTGTCCAATTTATTTAATTGAACGTCCTGACTTTTTAGATTCTGTTAATACAGTATCCGAAGAATTTTTAGAAGTTGAACGTAAAAAGAAAACCATTGATGAAATTTATCCTGTGATCATGAGTAGTAACTATTTTGATGATCCTAGAATTTCTAAATTTTCTGAGTTTGTTGGTTCTACAGCTTGGAATATTTTAAATGAACAAGGCTTTGACATGCAGGAAAAAGCTGTTTCATTTATGGAGATGTGGACTCAAGAACATCATAAACATTCTGCAATGGAACAACATGTTCATGGCTTTGGTTCACAAATTGTAGGCTTTTATTTTTTAGAGACACCTGAGAATTCTTCTCGGGTTGTATTTCATGATCCACGTTCTGCAAAAGTACAAATTGATTTGCCGGAACAAGACATGAATGTAGCAACCCCTGCTAGTAAAGCAATTAACTTTGCACCAAAACCCGGATTGTTAATCTTTACTAATTCTTGGATGGCTCATTCGTTTACTCGTCATGCAAGTGAGTTACCAATTAAATTTGTACATTTTAATTTAACTGTACAAAATGTTCCTAAAGTTTCATGTGATGTTCCGCCACCTGCGGAGGTTGTATGAAGACATACCAAATTCGATTTAATAAAAGTCGAGGTCAAATAGGAAGAGGAACAGTAGACCATGTTTGGAGAGTATTTGAAGATGGTAAAGAGTTTTTATTTAAGAACTTAGATATCACTGTTCCAGTAAAAAGTGAAAAAGATTCAAACGGAATAGACTATAACATTACTTGTCGTGGGTACATGACAATGGATAGAGATACATCAACTGCTATCATCACATCTAAAGTAAAGCATAGAGAAAAGGTTGAAGCATGAGCAAACAATTTCCCGGTGGTTTAATTACGAAAAATCCAGTAACGCCTTCTGGTCCTTATTCAACCAGTACAGCCTCTGGTGTTTGGACAATTGAAGAACAAGCATACTGGACAAAAAAAGATTTATGGCCTACTGCTGGTCTTCCTCCGCCTAGTCAACAGTCGTATACAACACCCGGTACTTATACATGGGTTGCTCCTGCTTGTGTATCTTCTGTTTCCGTAGTTGCAGTTGGTGGCGGTGGTAGTGGTTCTTATGATAGTCTTTTTGGAAGGCGTACTGGTGGTGGCGGTGGCGGTGCTTTGGCTTATAAAAATAATATTTCTACTACCCCGGGTGCTAGTTATACCGTTGTTGTAGGAGCTGGCGGAGCAGCCCGATGTAGTGGTTGTAGTACTATCGGTGACGGACTCTCTGGTTGTAGTTCTACTGTTTTGTCTGTCACTGCTGGAGGTGGTCAAGGTGGTAGCAGAAACTATGTTGCTACTGGTGGCACATATTCAGGTACAGGTGTACTAGGTGGTAATGGTGGTGCTGGTGGTAGAAGTTCTACCTGCGGTCGTTCAGGTGGAGGAGGAGCAGGTGGTTACTCCAGTGCAGGTGGTAACGGAGCAGGTCAAAACACAGGATCAGCAACTGCAAGTACTAGCGGAGGAGGTGCTGGTGGCACTCAAGATTCTGGCGGAGGCGGAGTAGGTATTCTTGGACAAGGTTGTAGCGGTGTTGTCACAGCAGGTGGCGGAACTGGTGGAAGTGGTGGAACTACAGGTGTAACTTGTTCTGGGTCCAGTGGACGATATGGCGGAGCTGGTGGTGATTATGGAGGAGGTGGTGGTGCGTCAAACTCAGGCTCTGGCTACAGTGGAGCAGGTGGAGGAGGTGCTGTCCGTATTATATGGCCCGCAATAAATAGATCTTTCCCCTCAACTAATACAGGTAATCTATAAATAATTATGGATCAAGATATTAGTCACGCTCAAATTTATGAACGCCTATGTGCTGTTGAAACTAAGGTGGATACTTTAGATGAAAACACTAAGGCAATTGTTGCAGCTTTTAATGCAGCCTCTGGTGCATTCACTGTACTAGAGTGGATTGCTAAAGCCGTTAAACCTTTGATAGTCATTGGTGCTTTCTTCGGTGCTATATGGCTGGCTATAGAAAACAAGCTACATCAGTAGCATTAATAATTTTATTATCTTTCCCTGTTGCTTCCAAGGAGGAGAAGTATAGATGTGTCCGGTGGACATGGAAGCAAGTAGATGGTAAGACATATGTCACCTGTCTACAGTGGAAGAAGGTGGAATAAATGATTGATCCGATCAGCGCACTCAATGGCCTACAGAATGCCATTAGCATGGTCAAGAAGGCAAGCAAGGTAGCCAACGATATTGGCGGTCTTGCTCCTATGATTGGCAAGATGTTTGATGCTAAGAGCCAAGCTACTAAGGCTATGCTTCAAGCGAAGAGAGAGAAGAAGGGTTCCAACATGGGGGACGCTCTTCAAATTGAAATGGCTTTGGAACAGGCTAGAGCATTTGAAGAGGAACTAAAGATGTTGTTTATGCAGACAGGAAAGATTGATGTCTGGAACAAGATCAAGGCTCGTCAAGCAGAGATGGATAGAGATGATGCTAAAGAGATGGCAGCATTGAAAGCTGAAGAAAAGAAGGCTAAAGAAAAACAACAAGAGCAGCAAGAACTTGTGATGATTATTAGTGCTTGTGCTTTTGTTTTATTCTTAGTGTTTGTTGGTGTTAATGAGATGATGGACTTCTGTCAAACAACTCATAGATGTGGAGGTAACAGACGATGAATGAATATCAGAAACAATTTGATATGTTTCTAAAGGTATTCATTTATGGGTGTGTTGCTTGGTGGTTCTTGGGTTTCCTTAGGTTTTTACCAGATGATTTATCAAACAAGATTATGGCACTTCTATTGGGAAAGATTGGGTTATGAGAGTAACACCACACCAGTACAATATTCAGTTGTTGAAAGAAACTCAAAGAGTTATTCATCAACAGAATTTAAAAGAGTTTGAGAAACTTAATCGTCAGATTGATACAAAACATAAAGTTCAATGTGATAAGCAAGTTTTAAAAGCAAACAGTGTAGATGTATATGTTTAGGAGAAAAGTATGATGGCTAAAGGTTTGGTCCCACAACGTGGAACAATGAAAGAAAATGGTGGTTCTATTGGTGAACTAGTTGGTACTCTGTTCTTGAGCAGAGAGATTGCTCATAGAGCACACTTGAAAACAACTAGCTTTGCTGAACACAAAACACTTAATGACTTCTATAACGAAGTCGTTGAAGTTGCTGACAGCATCACTGAAGCATATCAAGGTAGAAACGGAATCATTGATATTCCTTTCATGCCTAATGATTACAGTGGTTCTATTGCTGACACTCTTCAGTGTTTGTTAGACTGCATCGAAGGTATGCGTTACACCGCTGTTCCTCAAGATGATACAGCCATTCAGAATCTGATTGATGAAGCTGTTGCTCTTTTCTTGAGCACTCTCTACAAACTCAGAACTTTGAAATGAAATATGTATTTGCTTTGTGCTTGATATTGTTAGCGGGATGCGAAGATCGCTACCGCTACTACTGTCAGAATCCAGATAACTTTGGTGCTGAGCAATGTCAGAAGCCTCGCTGCCTATTCACTCAGACATGTCCTGAGTATTTGGTAGCCCCTGTATTGGAGAAACAAATTGAGAGAACTACTGATAAGAATGCTGACTCCCAGCCAGCCACTACCACCAAAACCAAACCTAACCCCTGAAGAAATTGAGGTTAGGATTTGGGGATTTGTGGTAATTGCTATTACCATTATTCTCTTTGGTATTGTGTTTGCTTTGCTGTACTCTGTCACATTTGTGACACAACCTATTAAGAGTATGGCTCCGATTGACCAAGCCTACACCAAGATGTTGAATGACATTGTGTTGCTTATTGTGGGTGGTATTGGTGGTATTGTAGGTAAGAGGGCTGTTAACTCAGCCACCAACGCATTCAAGCCTAGCACCCCTACAATGCAGCAGCCATGTGCTGGTAGCTATGGGGGTAGCTACGCTCCTCCACAGTCTTCCTATGGCCTTCCTAGCCAGCCTTTCGGGGCTATGCCAGTATGGAAGAACCCAGAACTAGATGAGTCTTGGACTCCTCCTCCACCTCCTACAACACCTCCAGAACATTTGGAGCCTGATCATGAGCGTGAGGAAATTGCAGCAGCTAGGAAAGAATCTGAATAATGTTTCCTATCCCACTACCTTGGTTAATCATTGGTGTAATAGTTGCACTGTTTGGTACATATCGTGGTGGCTACCACTACGGATGGACAGACAGAGATCAGGAAATGCAAATTGAAATTGCTAAGAAGAATGAAGAAGCTCGTGAACTTGAAAAAAACATGACTTCTAAATTAGCTGACAAAGAGACAGCTTTGAGAAAGGCCCAAAATGAAGTATCTAAGAAACAGTCTGCTATGCGTGAGCTTGCTAACACTGGTAGGTTGCGGCTCCCCGCCACCAGTTGTGTACAAGCCAGCACAGATACCGCCTCTGCCACAGGAAATAGCAGAGACGAGCCAAGCGAACTTGAGCGACAGACTATCAACGCTCTTATCGACATCGTTGCCGAAGGAGACAAAGCCATCGTCAAACATCAAGCCTGTGTCGCAGCCTACAACGAAATGAGGGAATTGGCAAATGGTAAACAGTGAACAACTAAGACAACTTCATATTGATCCTTCATTGGCAGATAGCTTTAATGAGACATTTGAACGCTTTGGTATTACTTCTCCTATTCAGCAAGCTAGTTGGATTGGTCAGTGTGGACATGAGTGTGGCAACTTTAAAGTATTGGAAGAAAACCTTAACTACAGAGCAGCAACACTATTGAAGTTATTCCCACAAACTCCTAAGCGTCAGTGGGGATTTACGCCAGAGACAGCAGCTCAGTATGAGAAACAGCCACAGAAGATTGCCAATAGGATTTATGGCAATCGTATGGGAAACAGAGACGAAGCCTCTGGGGATGGGTGGTTGTACCGGGGATCCGGATTTCTTCAGCTAACTGGCAATGCAAACTTCTTCCACGCTGGTCAAGCATTAGGTGAAGACTTTGTTAGAAACCCTGACTTGGTCAGAACGCCTAGATTTGCAGCCATGACAGCCGGATGGTTCTGGCAGACGCATGGTCTTAACAAATACGCCAACAGTAAAGACTTTGTTAAGATGACAAAAGTTATTAATGGTGGCACAATTGGTCTTGAAGACCGTATCCTACACATTAACAAAGCTGTTGATGTTTTGTCAAGATGATTGACTAAGTGCCATATTTGTGGTATGACAATAGATAAAGATATATAATGCAACTTCCTTCTTCTCTCAGTATCGTAGGTAGAGAAGTACCTATAAAGGTTGTGGATGAATTACCAAATCAGTTAGGCGAGTTTGACTACACTGATTATGTAATTAAAATTAAGTCTGGTCAGCACCCCTTAGCGGAAGTAGATACGTTACTACATGAATGTATCCACGCTATAGACGACTGCTTCCAATTAAACATGTCTGAGAGACAAGTATACTGTCTAGCTGTTGGAGTGATAGCACTCTTAAGAGATAATAGAAATATACTTACTTATATGACAGAAGCAATAGAGAAACCAAGAAACATATGAAAGATTTTACAGCACAACAAAAGGAGATCGTAGCTAGGAAGCTAGGATACGATGGTCCTATGCAAGGCTTTGATGAGTTCATTGCATCTTCTCCTGCACTGGAAGCCAAGTATGCTGCCATCACCAATAAGTTTGCTGAGCGTATGGCTAAAGGTGGACTGGTTAAGATGAGGCGTAGGTATGTAGCAGGGGGAAGTGTTGATGGACATACATTAACTGCTGAAGATGGTAGTACATATAATTTAGGTGATTCTTCTAAGAAGCCTCCCGGAAACTGGAACTGGGTTGAGGGTGGGGATATGTCCCTCAGCATGTGGCAACAAGCTCCGACTAATACAGCAGACGGAGGTAGTGATGGTTCTGTTAAACAGAACACTAATAACACTGCTAACCTTGGAACCAGTACTGGTAATCAACTTCAATCAACTACTGGTGGTGGTGTTAATACAACAGCAGCACTTACTACACCTGAACAAAAAGCGGATTACTATAATTCTCAACGTGCAGCAGGTAAAACAGATGCAGAAATTAGAGCCGCTTCTGGTACACAATCTGATGCTGACTGGAACTACTTAACAAATCTGGCAGGAAAAAGAACAACCAGTGCTGGTGGTATCACTGTATCAGAAGACGTTAAGACAAGTACTCCTGCACAGAAAGCCACCTTCTACAATAACTTACTTAAAGAAGGTAAGAGTGATGCAGAGATTAGAGCTGCTTCAGGTGTACAGACAGAAGCAGACTGGCAAGCCCTTCAGGACATTGCTCGTAAACAAAGAGAAGAAACTGGTGCTGTAACTGGTGGTGGTGATATTACCTTTGATGCTAAAGGTAAACCAATCAATGCTGATGCAACACAAGTCACTGCTAAGAAGATTGATGTTAATGAAGCACAGAACATTGACACAACAGCAAGAGCTGGAGAGACAGCTAACACAGCAGAGAATGCTGGAGCCATCACTGCGTCTACTGCTACTGCTCCCACAAACGTACAAGCATCTACATATCAAGCAGCACAAACTGCTGGTGATGTAGCAGGATTGTTAAGGAATGTTAATGCTGTAACAGGTACTGTTGGTAAAGAAAGCCAAGTGGCTGCTCAGACAATGGCTCCTACTTCTACAGCAGTGGCTGGTTTAGAAGGAGCACAAGGAACAGCAACTAAAGTTGAGAATGCTCCTACTAGAACACTGGGTGAAGGTGAGACTGTATCTTCTGCTGTTGATATGGCTAAAGCTGAAGCCACTGCAAAAGCAACACAAGAAGCTGCAGCTAAAGGAGAAGTAACTGAAGAGATGACTGTTCAAGGTCAGTTAAATAAACTGATGAAGAACTTTGACTCAGGTAATCCACCACCTTGGGCTGCTGCTAATCTTCGCAATGTCACTGCTGTACTGGCTGCTAGAGGTATTGGTGCTTCCAGTATGGCAGGTCAAGCTTTGATTCAAGCTACACTTGAAGCTGCTCTTCCTATTGCTTCTGCCGATGCAAAAGTTTATCAAGAAGTGGCTGCACAGAATTTGTCTAACAGACAACAAACTGCTGTACTTGCCGCACAACAACGTGCTGCTTTCTTAGGTCAAGACTTTGACCAAGCCTTCCAGTCTAGAGTTACTAATGCTGCTAAGGTTGCTGACGTAGCTAACATGAACTTCTCTGCTCAACAGCAGATTGCTCTTGAGAATTCTAAAGCAGCACAGACAATGAATCTGGCTAACATGAGTAATGATCAAGCTTTGATCATGGCTAAAGCTGCACAGATTGCTTCTCTTGAAACAACCAACTTAACTAATAAACAGCAAGCTGCTGTTGTTAATGCTCAGGCATTCCTGCAAATGGATATGGCTAACTTGAGCAATCAACAACAAACAACATTGTTTAAGACACAGCAGATGACACAGTCTTTGTTGACTGATGCTGCTTCTAACAATGCTGCTATGCAGTTCAATGCTTCTAGTACTACTCAGGTTGATCAGTTTAACAACACATTGTCAACACAAGTAAGTCAGTTTAATTCTACTCAGAAGAATGCAATTGCTCAATTCAATACAGATCAAGCAAACGCACTGGCTAAGTTTAATGCTGAGGCTCAGAACCAACGTGAGACTTTCAATGCCACACAACGATTGGTTATTGATCAGTCTAATGCTCAATGGCAAAGAGAAATCTCTACTGCCAACACAGCAGCAACTAATGCAGCTAACAACTTGAATGCTCAGTTGTCACAGAACATGACATTGGCAGAGTACAACAATGAGACACAACTCTATAGAGACTCTGTTACATATGCTTGGCAACAAGGACAGAATGATCAAGATAGAGCTAACAAACTTGCTGTTGCCACCATTCAAGGTGAGGCTCAAGTACAAGCAGGTGTTCAAACACAGAATGCTGCAACTAAGGGAAGCCTCTTAAAGACTGCTGGTACAGCCGTAGCTTTGCTTGCTTTGTCAGACGAATCTATGAAAGATGTTCATGGAACCATCACTAATGCTTTGGACAAAGTTAAACAATTGAATGGTTACTCATACAACTATAAAGTAGAGGCTGAGCCTTTTGGTTATAGCAGCACTGTAACAACTATGGGTGTGTTGGCTGGACAGGTTAAGAAAGTTTTACCTGATGCTGTTAAACCCTTTGCTGTTGGTATTGATATGGTTGATTACGCAGCAGTTAATGGATTGTTAGTAGCAGCAGTTAATGAACTAGTTGCTAAAGTTGATAAACTTTCTGCAAGACTTGATGCTTTGGAGAATAAATAATATGAAGAACTTTAAGAAGTACTATAGTAGGATTAATAGTTTGGTGGATAAGAGTACACCAGAGCCTACTAAAGAAGTATCAAAGGGTATTGTTCAACGTCCCATGAAGAAAGCACCAGCACAAGAAGGTAAGATGTCTGCTGAACAACAAGTAGCTAGATATGTTGAGATTATTCGTAAGCAAAAGAAGGAGCTTTTAAATGGTAAAGCCTGAAGATTTCTTGTCAGCTCCTATTCCCGGTATGTCTTTGACAGTGGAGCCGGGCAGTGTTCCTTGGGAACAGCCCCCACAATATACAACTATTCAACAAGTAGCTGACTTCTATATTGATAAGCTTACTAGTGATGATGATGCCATCGATAAATCACTTGATGCTATTGAGATGGGTGTTCCTCTTCAGACACTAGCTAATGGTGCTATCAGTTACAATATGATGAAGGGTATTCATACGATTGACGTAGGCTTCTTGGTGATGCCTATCATTGTAGAACTGCTTATCACTCTAGCTGAATTAAATAATATTAAATATTATATTACAGCAGAAGATGAACTTAAAGGTAAGGTACTTGATAGAAGTATTGTGGAGAAAGTTGTTAATAGCACAGAAGAGAAAGATTCAGAAGTGAAAACTGAAGAGGCTATTAAATCACTAGCAAGCTCCAGTAAAGGTTTGATGTCTAAAGGAAATATGTAATGGCTGCTTTTTTACTCCCTCTTTTAGCAGGTGCTCTTGAAGGATTCACTGAGAAAACTAAACAAGAGGATATTGCTAATGCTGCTGATATTCAAGAGAAACTTAAATCAGCTTATACAGCTAGACAAGAAAAGAAAAAAGAACTAGATACACAGAGAACAGAAGCAACTAAGGTTGTTAACTCTCTTAGAGGTATTGAGTTTGCTGATGGAACTTTGGACAACAGCCAATTGATTAACATTGCTTCTAAGCCTAAGCTGGCTGAAAGCATTCTTAAGAAGATGGATGATGATCCAGAGTGGTTTAAGAAAACATCAAAAGGTTTTATTAAGCAGGTTGAAGGTGTAGATCCTACTACTGATATCAATAAACACTTTGATAATATCTATCGCTTGCAAAAGGAAGTTGGAGACAATGCAGAGAAATTCTTTGCTGCTCCTGAAGACGCTTCTTTCTTAGAAAAAAGAACTGCAAGAAAGAATCTTATTGTTGCTAAACAAACAGCAGCTAAACTTGGCGTGTCTTTAGAAGACCTAGTAGCTTCTTATAAACCAGCATCTGCTTTTGTTGCTAACATGGGTAGAGTAGATCCATCTGCTTTAACTAAGCCAGAAGATTTTGATAAGCTGGAGAAGAGACTCAAGGCTGAACATGTTCAAGCTCAGATGTCAAATGATCCAGTTGCTATTGAGAAAGCAGACGCTAATCTTGGTAAATTGATTATCACTCAAGAGAAGATGAGACTTGAGAAGAAACAAGAACCTGAGATTCAAAGTGACTTAGTTAATGATATTCAAAAGAATAAAGCACTAGGCACTCCAGAAGGAAATAAGAAAGCTAAAGAACTTGAGAATATTTTACAGCAGCGTAAAGTTTATTTGAAAGCTCTCCCAGCAGATGAGAGAACATCTGCTGCCAATTGGATTACTATTGCTAACAGAGCTAAGGCTGCTAGACTTGAGGAACTTATCCCCGGTAAGTTTATTTCTACAGTGGGTCTGGATGGTACAATTACTATGACACCTAAGGGTATTGGTGATGAACAATTCAGAGCTGCTATTGCTAAGGCGAATCGTGAAGTTGTTAATGACTTCACTGTTAATGGTGCTCCTAAATCTGAATTCCATAAGAATGCTTTGATCTCTATTGGTGTTGGATTTAAAGAGGGTAAGCCTGTGGTTGGTGGTAATGTATTGACTCAGCAGGATATTGAGGCTAATAAACCACAAGCTGCTCCTGTAGCTACAGAGACTCCTCCAGCAACCGCTGCTTCTGCTGCTCCTGTCCCAACACCTAGTGGTAGATCAACACCTGTTGCTGCTTCACCCCTGCCTTATACAGCAGAAGGTAAACCAGACACAAGTAAATTGATTGCAGGTAACACATACAGATCAAGAGATGGTACAACTAAGAAGTGGAACGGTACTAACTGGGAATAATTAATGGCTAATGAATTTGACCTCTTCACAGCAGCCCCTACTGGGGCTTCTGTTTCTCCTAAGCAAGATGAGTTTTCTTCTTTTGTTTCTGCTGCACCTGCTGCACCACAACCTGTTGCACCTACGCCTGTAGAGAAGCCAGCAGAAGACTTAACTAAACCTGCTTTCCTTGCTCCTCGTCAGAGAGCTACTGCCCTTACAGAAAGAGCAGCAAAGATTAGAGAAGAAGAAGCACAGAAGATTCCTTTTGATGCTCTGTGGAAAGATGATAATAACTACAAGCTTATTCAAGAATATGCTTTAGCTAGGTTCGGTAAAGAAGAAGGCACTCCTCGCAAAGGTGAGACTAAAGAAGACTTCATTAACCGCTTTGCCACACACATGCGTAGAGTGGATAGCAATCCTATTGATAGTTATCAAGAACTTGGTTACCTTAACAATGCCAAACCAGATGCTGTATTAAAAGCTGGTGCTGTATATGACTTGTTTAAAAACACTGCTGGTGTTTTTGATGAGCAGAATAGAGGCCAGAAAGGTATGGCTCCTCTTGTAGATTTTGTTACCAACATTATCAGCGATCCCGGAACTATGTTCACAATGGGTGCTGGTAAATTTGTAGCCACGCCATTGACAAAGATGGTAGCAGAGAAAGGCACAAAGGCTGCTTTGTTATCTGCTAGAGGATCTGCTGTGGCCTCCGCTGCACCTGCAGTAGGTTTTACTAGCGGTGCTACACAGAATGTACAGTCACAGAAGATAGACTTGGATGTTCTTCAAGCTCAACTTGATGAATCAAAAGCCATTGATCCTAAAACACTTTCTCCTGAAGGACAACAAAAACTACAGGAACGAATTAAGTTATTAGACCAAAGAATTAAAGAAGGTGTCAGCACAAGTCAAGCAGTCTTGGCTGGTACATTGAACGCAGCAGGTGAAGTTATTGGTGTGTTACCTTTCATTAAAGGTAAAGGCAATAAGTCATTAAGACTGGATGATGTTCTAAAAAATAAAGCAGCCAGCACTGTAGAGAAACAAACAGCAGCTCCCACAGTAGAGGTTAAAGCTGCCGATCCTACAATGAAAGCATTGGAAGATTCCTTTGATATCTTTGAAGGACGCAAGCTTCTTGATGATCAAGGCAAACCTACATCTGTTGCACAGATGGAAGTTAGAAATGATCTGAATAAGAAAGCAACACTGATTGCTCAAGACATTTGGAAACAGATCCCTGAGTTTGCTCCACAGAAGACAGAGAAAGTATCTGATGCTATCAAGCGTACTCTTGAGTCTGTAGATACATTTGATGATGTTGTGTTTGAAAGAGCACTGGCATCTGCTGATGTAACACCAGATGAGTTTGCTAAGATGTTTAGAACATCTGTTGGTGATGCTGCTCGTTCTTTGCAAAGCTTGTCTGTAGTTGCTCGATTACAGAACAAGTTAAAGAACATTGATCCTGCTGCTGCAGCCGAACTCAACAAGATGTATGGTGATAGAAGTGCTATCACTTCAGCATTCTCTGGTATCAAAGATTTTGGTATGCGTATTGATAGAGAGTTGAAAGCCTTGATGGTGTCTCAACTTTCTACAACTATTCGCAATGCCTTCTCTGGTATGGCTGTTGTTACTTTTGGTACAGCTTCAGAAACTATTGAGTCTGCCTTGTATAGAATGGGTAAGACAGCAGGTGAACTTGCTACAGGTAAACCAGTCACTGGTAGTTTTACTGGTGGACTTAAAGGTGTGTACGATGATGCTGTTCGCTCTGCTTTCTATTTAGGACAGAAAGATTTATCTGCAGATGTAACAGAAGCTTTGTTGCAAAGCACTCCATCTTTGTACAGGAAGATGGTTAAGACTGCTGGTGAGGCAGGTACTAATGAACTATCTCAGGCAGCACAGATTGCTAACACACTGAACGTAGCACAAGATTCTTTCTTCCGTAAAGCTATGTTCACTGCTTCAGTTGAAAAGCAACTAAGCCGTGTTGGTATCAACATGTATGATGTGTTGGCACAAGGTAAGCAAGTACCTTTTGATGTGTTACAGAATGCTGTTAATGAAGCACTCACTGGCACATTCAGTAAGATGCCTACCAAAGGACCGATGTTCCATGCTGTGAAGTTTGTTGAAGAGCTTGGTCCTATTGGTTCTACTGTTATTCCTTTCCCACGTTTCATGGCTAATGCTATGGAGTGGACATATAAACACATGCCTACTGGTGCGTTGTCTGGTAGCACAGACATTGCTGCTGGCCTAACAAAACTGGCTAAAGGCGAAACAGATATGGGTACTAAACAGTTGACCCTTGGTTTAGAGAACTTCTCTAAAGGTACTGTAGGAACTGCTGCTGTTTATGCTGCTTATAAATACAGACAAGACCACCAAGACACTGAGTGGTACAACATTAAGAATCCAGATGGATCTACTGTAGATACAAGAGCACTATTCCCTGCTGCTCCTTTCCTTGCTTTGGGTGATTACCTTGTTAAATTCCAGAATGGAAGAACAGACGAATTCAAATCAAAAGAATTCTTAGAAGCAATGACTGGTCTTAAAGCACCAGCAGGTACATACTCATGGCTTGGTGATAAGTTTGCTGAAGCACAGACCAATGCACAGACTGGTGAAAACACAGCAGAGAATAAAGTTAGAACATTCTTTGGTGAGTGGGCTGGTGAATACTTCGGTAGAGCATTAGTACCTTTCCAACAGATCAGTGACATCATTGGTGCTATTGACCGTAATGAGACATTGCCTAGAGATGCATATCAGATTCCAGCAGGTGAAGAAGGATTTAAATCTTCAGCTATAAATCAATTGATGAAGCGTACTCCTGTTCTTAAACAAGAACTTCCAGTGTACCAACCACCACTGAGAGAGAAGGCTGTCTTCAATGAAAATGGTCCATTGAAGATGTTCACTGGTATTGCTATTAAGGCTGTGCCTTCTGCGCTTGAAGCAGAGGTTACTAGACTAAAGATACCGGGCGAGAAGATCTTCAGTACCACTGGTGATAAAGTTGTTGATGCTGATGCTCGTAAGATCATGGCTCCATTGGTTGTTGAACAGTTTGATAACCTGAAGAAAACTTCTTTCTATCAAGATGCAAGTCAAGACATGCAGAAGATTGCTTTGCAGAACTTGATCTCTTGGGCAGGATCAACAGCTAAAGAAATTGCGTCAGACAAGTCTACTGCTGCTGCATATAAAGAAGGTAAGCAACCTCGACTGTATGAAGTTCAGTATTCTAAACTGCCACCAGAACTTAAGCGTGTGGTGGTACAGACATACAAAGAACAGCAAGGCAAGGACTTGGAGACAACCAAAGACTACGCTTCTGCTTTGGCTATTGCTGCAGCCATGAGAGACTTGCCCGGCTATGCTGCTGGTGGTGATGTTAAACCTTTGGGTAGAGCTTCTTTGTATGACACTCAAATGAAGAAGATGACTAGTGCTAAGATTAAAGCACTCACTGGTGATTTTCAAGAAACATATGGAAGACCTTTAAATCCAGAGACTGACTACAGAGAACTGATTGACTTGGCTAGAAAGACCAATGTCATTGGTTCAGGGTATGCTGTTGGTGGCGTTGTCCATATGGATCTGGGTGGACTGGCTGCTAAGAAAATTGCTGGAGAAGTTGCAGAGACTGCTCTTAAGAAAAGCATTATGCCTCTGAGTGAGATTGTGTCTAAGTATTCTGTAGCTCCTGCTATTGAACAAACAGCTAAGGCATTGGTTAAACCTGAGGTGGCTGCAGTTAAAGAAGGTGCTGCTACAGCTATTGCTAAGACACCATACATCAAGAACAAGTATGGTCCTTCTGTATCTAAACCAGTGGAAGAGGTGGCTCCAGTAGTTAAACAAGTAGAAGAAACTGCTCCAGTGGCTAAGCAGATGGAAGAGGCTTTGCCTGAAACTTCTGTTGCTCCTAAGGTTGAAGAACCTTTACCAGAGATTAACACAGCACTTCCAACAGAAGAGCCTTCTATCTACACTACACCAATTGCAAGCACGAACTTGAATAAGCCCGGCTTTGGTGGACCAACAAAAGAAATGAATGCTGATGGTATTTCTAATGCAGAAGTTAGAAAGAATACATTATCTAGCATTAAAGTTATGAGACAGGAAGCTTTCGATACCATCAAAGATTCGCCTATGTTTGAAGGTATTGAGAAGGATGCCATTGCTGTAGCACAGGGTGACTATAGAATTAAAACAGGTAAAGAATTTAATCCTGATAATCCTGCAGATGTAGAAAGCTTTGCTAAGTTTGCTGAGGGATACCAGAAGAAACTGGATGACTTAAGAGAGCAATACAAAGATGCTCCACCTAAGATATTGATTCATGGTTCTATTACAGAAAGAACACCTGCTAAAGTTAAGAGAGGTTTCTTTGATCCTCAAACACTTGGTGGTGATAAGACACACATGGAACTTGATGTAGGTGCTACATCATTCACTGGTGATATTCGATTGAATTATAGAGATCCAGCTTTTGGTGGAAAGGTTCCAGAGAATATTTCATACACTGAGATTCCTTATGCTGATTACTTATTCAGAAGAGTTGATCTTCCTATAGATGCATATTATAAAAAGGATATGAACATCATTGCTCAGACTATTACAGGCGATCCTACAATAGCTAGACCAATGGGTCTTCCACGCAACTTAGGATATAGAGAAACTGAAGACGCTTTTGTTGAGAGTGAGAAACTTAAAATGAATACTGACTTTGATAAAGTCAGAAAACAATATGCTTCACTAGGATTGCAGGAAAAAGTTACATCACATTTAGATAATAAACTATTTGAGTTAGCAAATAAAGTAGACAAAGACGGTCTTAATTTAATTGAGAATATTAAACAAGGAACTGAGAAAACTAAAGATGTTTACGAAACCTACAACACTGTAAAGAATTTATTTAAGAATGAGTTCAGACATACTGGTGGAAAGGCAGCAACTAAAGCTGGTTGGTTACCTGTTACAGATAGCAATCAATCAATAATCTCTGGATTAAATACCAGAGCTAGTACACGCAATGTAAATATTATTGATAACTTAGCAGTGTCTTTAGAAAGATCTGGAGCTACAGATAAAGCACTGGCTTTGCAGGAACTCAGCAACAACTTGAAGACTCTTCAGACAATTCCTAGATCTAGGGAAAGAGGAATGAGTGATCAAGATGTGGTGGATTTAATTAAGAAGCAAACCAAAGCTGCTAATAATATTAGAGATTTGATTGGTAATGATTTTAAGATTGTTGATCCTAACAATCCTAAGAATACAAAAAGAATCGGCTTGGCTAAGGGAGGTTTAGCCAGCCGTAGAACGGTTTAAGTATTAAACCTATGGTATGCCTGAAGGGACTCGAACCCCTGACCTACAACTTAGAAGGTTGTTGCTCTATCCAGTTGAGCTACAGGCATATGTAAGATAGTCTATCAAGAGGAACCTTGTAAAAGAGTTCTCCTTGGTAGACATATTTATTTCTAGACTCTTTGATCTCTGAGTCTAACACAGCAGCAGCTTCGCAATGGAACAAGGCTGTCCCATCTTTGTTAACTGAGAAGAAGTATGTAGGCATCTCTTGTGTTAAGAGCTTCTTCTTCCTAGCAGGTACATTCAAATCTTCATAGGGAAACTCTACAGTTTTCCATGACAG